TTATAACTTAAATATAAATCTACTAATTTTTTCTCTTGAATTTTTAACTTTTCAATAGCTTGGATGCTTATTCTTTTCTAGATTTGCTCTTGTCGTGTTCCAAGTATTTATATCAATAATAGGTTCACAATAATCTTCAACTCTTAATACATCCTGTGGTTTTCTTTTATACTTTCCATATTCAAATATACCAATATAAATAGAATTAGTAAGTATTTTATAAACTCTGTCTGATGCCCATCTACCTTGTTTTAAATAAGCATTATTATCTTTCATAATAGTTGCAATATTTCTAGTAGAATGTCCTTTTTTACATAGTTCAAATATTTCTTTTACAACTTGTGCTTCAATAGGTTCTATTTCTAAATGACCAGTTTCTTTATTTCTATTATAACCATAAGGTGCTTTACTTGGATGAATACGCTCTAATGCCATTTCTTCCATAGCGCGATTAGTTCTTGCTCCAATTTCTTTTCGTTCTCTTTGACCGAAGACTAAATTCATACCAAATATCATTTCACCATTAGCAGTAGATACATCATAAGGCTCAAGTATTAATTCAATCTTAACATCGTGTTCTTCGCAGTAATTAAGTAACCAAAAACCATCATAATTGTTTCTAGTTAATCTATCTATTTTAATAGCAATTAACTTATCAATTTTCTTGGGTTTGATATCTTTAAGTAATCTTTGCATTTCAGGTCTCATTAAATCTTTTCCAGAATGTCCTGCATCATTGTAAACATCAACTATTAAATAATCATTTTTCTCACAATATTCTTTAATCATTCTAAGTTGTGAATCAATAGAATAACCATTATCTCTTTGGTCGTCAGTAGATACTCTTACATAAACACCACATCTCATAGTTTTCCTTCTTTCATTAAATTTCGAGAAATATTAAAATACCTCTCATATGTTTCCTCACAAATAAGCAAAATGTATAGTCTAAAATTAAAATTTTTTCAAAAATTGTGCAATTTCTTTAAAATTATACTTTTGATTATGTTCTTTAATATAAAAAGGTTTATTTGATATTTCATTAACTTTGTATTCAAGTATTGTAAGAGTAGTAGGATATGTAATTTTATATTCAGTAGGTATTATTACTTGTAAGTTGGTGTTCAAGATGGTTTTAATTTGTCCTGATTTAACTGTATATTTAAAGTTTTTTAAGATGTCAGTTAAATCTTTATTAGGTTTTAGATTTTCAATTACTTTAAATTCAAGCATGAAAAAAGTCCTCCTTTCTAGAAAGAGAACTTTTAAAGTTTTATATAAAATAAAAACTCACGAACTTTTAAGTCCGTAAGTTGATTTTAAATGGAGCCAATAAGCAGAATCGAACTGCTGACCTACGGGTTACGAATCCGTTGCTCTACCAACTGAGCTATATTGGCATTTACTGGCTTTTGACTGATATATAAGACTTTTGACAACTTATAATTGCTTTAAAAGGTTGTCTATTTAGTCCATTTTGTCCAATTTTTCCAAGTAAAAAGTTGTCAAAAAGTTGTCAAATAATATAGTCAGATTATAATATATAATTATTAAAAAATCAAGAGATATTATATCGATATACACTATAAATTTTTATACAACAAATTTGACAACTAATCAGTACAACTTTTAATATAATTATTTATTAAATCATCTGCGTTTTCTCTTTGCTCATCTAAATGAGTATAGACTTCATAAACCATAGAAGCGGAAGCATGACCCATTAATGCTTGTGCTTTTTTTATTTTTACATTAGCATAATATAACATTGTACAATATGAATGTCTTAATTGGTGACAAGTAAAATTTATTTTATTTTCTTGATTTTTATTTATACTATACAAGAAACTTTCTAAATGTCTTCTTACTGCAACATCTGTTAACATTTTGCCATCTTTTTCTTTAGTGAACAATAATCCATTTTTAGAATTATTTACTAAGTCAACAACCATATTATATATATTATCCAAAATTGGTATAGTACGGATTCTATTATTTTTAGTAGTTTTTACAATTGGTTGATTATGTAGAAGTACGACAGCCTTATTTATAGAAATGGTTTTATTTTTTAAATCAACATCATCAACAGTAAGTGGAATTATTTCTTCTTTCCTCATTCCTGTATAACGCATCAAAATAAAAAATGGGGCATATTTGTGTGTAGAACTAATAAGAATTTTATCTTCATCAATTGTCAAAGGTTTACGCTCATTTTTTATAACTTTTAGTGGCTTTATATTATTAGCAACATTTTTTATTATTATATCATTATCAATTGCATCATTTAAAATTCTTTTGACATATGCTAATGTTTTATTTGCGGTTGTAGGAGTATTTTTCATATCTAAAAGTAATTGCTCAATATCATATTTTTTTATATCTTTAATTTTTTTAAAACCAAGTGCAGGAATAATATGATTATTAACAATTGATTTATATTCTTCTACAGTTCTAATTTCTTTACTAGCAGAATTTAATTCAATCCATTTAATTGAAAAATCTTTCATTTTTATATTTTTTAGGTCAGACAATCCATTATAAGAATTATGCATAAATTCAATGTATTGTTTATATAAGTCTGATGTCTCACTGGAATAAAGGCATTTTGTTTTTCCATTTATAGTTATTTTTTTCATTAGCCTACCATCTTTTCTAATTGTATAAGTCATATCTTTATATTTATTCATAAATCCTCCTTAAAAAATAAGATAAGTATATTACAACTTATCTTTAGTAAATAATTCCATATTTATCTTCATAAAATCTTATAGCATTGCTCATATATTCGATTGTAACTTCAAAATAATCTGCCAGACTATAAACTGTATTGATTCCGATTTTTAATGGCTAATTTTAGTTTCTCAAAAGGAATTAGTACATAATAACTCCATTTCTTAGCCCTGTATTCTTGTTTATTAATTAAAGTTGTGTCAGTACAGTTAATTGAGTATGTTGCGTCTTGATAGTAATGACCTAATTCTTCTGATAAAGTTTCTTTTTCAATATATGAGTTATCTATATTTGTATAATTTAATGCAATGGCATTTATTTTATCTATATTTATAAAACAACCATAAGCATCTTCTATATAGTAATCATAAATTTTGATATGTTCTTTTTCCGCTAAATCATATAAATTATTTAGATTCATTATTTTTATCTCCAATATCTTTTTTATTATCTTTTAAAACTACCTCTAATAAAACTTTTATTTGTTGCCTTTGAGTTTCGCTAGGTGGGTTGTAATCCTTCATATTAAATCCAATTTTGGCTAGTCCTAGTGGATCTTCTTGCTGTTCTGGATTTCTTACATCTGACTTACACAATAGAAAATCTGTTGAAACATTATAATATTTAGCAAGTTTTAAAATTGTATCAGGGGTCATATCCCTTTTTTCTGTTTCATAATTAGATATAGTTTGTATTGTTACATTTAAATATTTTGCTATTTTTTCTAAACTTTCACCATTTTCGGTTCTTAAAAATCTTAGTCTATTCATAATATCATTTCCTTTACATAATATAATATATTATACAACAAATTGTTTAATTTGTAAACATATTGTAAATTTTTTTTCTTAGAGTGTCAACACTTTTAAACAAAATGTAAAAAAACTTTCAAAAAAGTATTGACATTCAACGAATTGTTTAATATAATGTGTTCAACAAATTGTTGAGGAGGTGCAAAATGAAAAAGAGAACATTAAAAGATTTAAGAGAAGATAAAGATTTAACACAAGAACAAGCCGCAAAGATATTAGCCATAACAAAAGAGTATTTATCAATGCTTGAAAATGGCTTTAGAAATCCAAGTGATACTCTTAAAGAAAAAATGGCGAAATTATATAGTTGTAATATAGTAGATATTTTTTTAGCTATTAATTCAACAAAACGTTTAAAAAAATCTTGCAAAGCTATTGACAAATAAAATAATCAAATAGGAGATGAGAAGATGTTGAGTGATGAACAAATAGAAAAAGAACAGACAGAGAGCAAGTCTGAATGTTCTATAAATACACCACAAGAAGTTTTAAATAATATTATTTCTGATTCTTTAGCCACTGATGATAAGCATAAAGTAAATTAATATTACAATTTAAAATTTCGGTTTCAAAGGTTTCTAAAAATTCAGAAGTTTTTTTAGGAGTAGAAAAATCAAATTGCATTTTACCTGTTTTAGTTTCTACTAATTTTTGAAAATCACCATTTAGGTAAGACTGTATGAAATTTTGAAAATCTTTATCCATAATAATCACCTCACTTTCACTAAAAGTTAGGTAGATTATACAACTAAATAACATAAAAGACAATAAATAGAGCGAAAGGAGATGATAAAAATGCCAGCAACGAAGTTACAAGAACGAGCGAGAGTTAAATATGTAACACCAAAACAGTTTATGGAGCAATACAATTTAAGTAAATCGCAAGCATATAAGATATTAGCAAGACCTGAAATGCAGGAAGCAAAAATTAAAACTGGAGAAAAATTAATAAGAATAAATTTAGATCGAGCATTTGAAATTATGCAACAGATATTTAGTTAGAAAGAAGGTGAAAACAAATGAAAAGAAAACTAGATACAAATAAAATATACAACTTTATTGGACGAGCAGTAGTATATAGCAGTCTATATATAGCAACAGTAGGATTTACAGTATGGGGATTTTTACAAGGAATGACTTATTAGGAGGGAAAGAAAATTGAAAAATAAAAATAAAGAACTATCAAAAGATAATCCTTTTAAATATTTTTGGAAATTAGCATTAATTGCATTATTCTTTATTGGAATTAGTATTGTTTTTCTTACATATATCATCAGAGTAATTTTTTAGATTTGATATTTTAGTAAAAACAAAATGTATATAAAGAACAAGGGTAATAATACCGAATGCAAATGCAAATAAAAACAATAAAGTCATAAAAGCATCAAACCAAGAAAAATTCATAATAATAACCTCACTTTCGAGGATATTATACATTATTTTTTAAAATAAAACAAGAAAGGAGTTGAAAGAGATGTTTAGAAAAAATGAAAAACAAAGTTTAATTGATTCTAGCAGAAAAGCTTTAAAAGATGCAGAAAGAAAAGTAGAAAACAGAAACATATTAATTGCAGATTTACAAAAGAAAAATGAAGAATTATCAAATGAAAATATAGCAATATATGAAGAAAACAAAGAATTAAGATTTGAAAATGATGAGCAAAAAGAATTGATAGACAGAATAACAAAAATAGCAACAGCAAATTCATATAACAACGAAAAAGCAATTTTAGGCAAAATAAAAGAACTAATTTCAGACTACCAATCACAAAATTAGTTCAAAAATAACATATAAAAGCTACTCTACTATTATATTAACACAATTTTAGTAGAGATGCAAGAGGGAGAATAAAAATGAAATGTTATAGAAACATAACTACTGACGAGGTAGTTTATAAAGAAGATGCAGAGGAATATGTACTTAATGAATTAGGACTAACAGTAACACCGAAAGGCAAAAATGGAGAAATGACACAATTACAACTAGAAAACATAGAAGAAACAATAAGTTGGTTTTTCAGCGGAAACTGGACAGAAGAAGAAATCTATGACGAAGATGTTCCAGACTTGGAATACGAATTAGAACTAGCAGACAGAGAATATCAAGATGGATTAGATAGAAAATGGGGGTTATAAAATGGAATATAAAGATATTGAGAAAGTAAATGCAGAAATAAAAAAGACTGACATTAAAGGTAAGAAATATGCAGAAGTAAGCGAAAGAATATTAGCATTTAGAAAGTTAAATCCAAACGGAAGAATAATAACAGAAATAATAGATAAAACAGAAAATGATGTAACAGTAAAAGCGACAATATATGACGAAAATGAAAAAGAATTAGCAACAGGATATGCAAGTGAAATAAAAAAAGGACTAGTTAATTCAATATCAATGCTGGAAAATTGTGAGACATCAGCAATAGGAAGAGCATTAGGATTTTGTGGATTTGGAATTGATAACGGAATTGCTAGTGGACAAGATATGAATAAAGTAGAACAATTCAAACAAAGAAACAGAAAAGAAGAAATATATAACAATATATTTATAAGTTATGACGAGGCAGTGAAAATAGTTAAAACAGCAATAAATGAACTATGTAGAAAACAAGGAATTGTAGTGAGTGACTTGTCTTTAAAAATAAATCAAGAAATATGGTGCAGTCTGGAAGAATTAAATTTACAACAATTGAAAAGATTAGAGTATGAATTAAGCAAAATAAACAATAAAACTCATAGATGGCACGAACTATATAATCAAAATTCTAAAATTAAAATAGTAGTTCCAGAAAATCAAGAAGTTGTGTATAAGTCTAGTCATTATATGTATGGACAAGAAGCATTAAAACAAGCAGGAGATGATGAACTATTAAAAGGACAAATAATTGATAGTTATTTAGAACTAGGAACTGATTTAACAAAAGTTATTGAGTAGGTGTTTATATGATAGGAACAAGTAATAAAATAATAACTTATTTACTAGAACAAGCAAAAGATAAACAGTTTGAAATAAAAGAATATAGACAAAAAAGAAGTTTAGACAGTAATGCTTATTGCTGGGTACTATTAGGAAAATTACAAGATAAGTTACATATACCCAAAGAAGAAAATATACAGAGATTTAATTAAGAACATTGGAAGTTATGAAGTTATACCAGTAAAGAATGAAGCTGTAGAACGATTTAGACAAGCTTGGAGTAATCATGGTTTAGGTTGGGTTACAGAAACAATGAAAAGCAAATTAGAACGGTTTTACAAATGTAATTACATATTATGGGTCTAGTGTGTATAACACGACAGAAATGAGCAAATTAATTGAATTAATAGTACAAGAATGTAAGCAGTTAGACATAGAAACAAAATCAGATACAGAAATAAATAGTTTATTGAAAGAATGGGATAAAAAATGAAATCAATTTTACAAAACAAAAAAGAAAGCTATATCAGTGGGCAAACTTATGGACTAGAAGAACATCATATATATTTTGGTACAGGAAAAAGAAAAATATCAGAGCAAAACGGATTCAAAGTATGGCTAACATATTTAGAACATAGAGGAACATACGGAGTACATGGTAAATATGGACATGAGTTAGATTTGAGATTAAAACATGAATGTCAAAAAGAATATGAAAAAAATCATACAAGAGAAGAATTTATAAAATTAATAGGAAAAAGTTATTTAGATTAGACAACAGGGATAAGACAAAATAAAGTTTTATCCCTAATATTGTACGAAAGGAGAAAGAAAATGAAAGACCCTGCATTCTTATTTTATAGTAGTGATTTTCTTTCTGGAACAATGCTAATGTCTGATGAAGATGTTGGAAAATATATAAGACTACTTTGCTTACAACATCAGAAAGGTCATCTAAAAGAAAAAGAAATGTTAAATATTTGCAAAGAATTTAATGAAGATATATTTAGTAAATTCAAAAAAGATGAAGAAGGCAAATATTTTAATGAAAGATTAGAAGAAGAATCTAATAAAAGAAAAGCTTATTCAGAAAGTAGAAGAAATAACAGAAAGAAAAAAGAAGAAAAACAAACATATGAAAAAGATATGAAAAACATATGTAATTCATATGAAAAACATATGGAAAATGAAAATGCAAATATAAATGAAAATATAAATATAAATAAAAATAATAAAGTAAATGACAGTTGTATTAACGATTTACAAAATATTATTGATTTTTACAATGACAATATAGGACTGATAACACCTTATGGAATAGAAATATTATCCAGTTATGCAGAAGAAATGTCAAATGAGTTAATAATGTTAGCAATGAAAAAGTCTGTAGAAGCAAATAAAAGGACAATTCAATATATAAAAGCAATATTAAATAATTGGCAAAAAGCAGGAATAAAGACAGTACTACAAGCAGAACAAGAAGATGAACAGTTTAGAAAAAAATCAGAATTAGGAACAAGCGAAAGAGAAAAAGAACTGGAGGAATGGCTAAATGAATATAAGTGATTTTACAAAACAAATAAAAAAAATAGAAGTAGCTTATAATAAAAAATTTGATAAAGATGAAACGATTATGTGGTTTCAAGAATTTCAAAATATACCTGCAGAAGAATTTGAAAAAGCAATAGACTCAATAATTAAAACAAATAAATTTACGCCGAAAATAGCAGATATAAAAGCAAAAATAAGTGAAAATACATATAGATATTATTCAGAAGACCCATACAGACATTTATATAAAAATCTAGAATGGGGAGAATTTGTAGATTAAAGGAAGTGATAAACAATGAATACAATAACATTTAAAACAAGACACAAAAGTTATCAAGATATGTTAGAGCATTTAAGCATAAGACATAAACAAATATTAGAAATACTAAAAAATAAAGAAATGACAACAAGAGAAATAGCACAAGAATTATATAAAAGACATTATACAAATACAGCAGATGTTAATAATGCTAGACCAAGAATTACAGAATTAGAAAGTTTAGGATTTGTAACAACTGACAAAACAAAGAAATGTAGTATTACAAACAAAGAAGTTGCAGTATATAGAGAAACAACAGAAATTGAGAAAATGGTTGAACAAAATATGAACCATATTCCAAGAATTTAGGAGGTAGTTATGATAATAGTAAAACAAAATAAAGATATTGTAAATTTTTCTAGGGTATCAGAAATAAAAATAGTTGATTATGAAGCACAAAAGGAATCCTTGGAAAATAAGTTAGGAGATATATTTGTATCAGCTTTAATAGCAAATGTAGGAATAGATGATACGAAGCTAAGTGGATATGGAATATATGCATATTTTGAAAAAGATAATTGGAGTGTATTAGGAGAATACAAAACAGAAGAAAGAGCAAAAGAAGTATTACAAGAAATTGCACAAAAATTTTCAAGCTATTTGAAATTAGAAGGTGGACCAGCAATCTTACAAGGTCAAATAGATATACAACCTAATATATTTAATATTCCAAAAGTTTATGAAATGCCAGAGGACTAGCCTATGAAATATAATTATCCACCGTTAGAACGGTAAATGTGTAAAATGTAGAGGCTGTAACAGGCTTGTATCAGAAAACTTCAAACGGAGTTTGGAGATGTGAAAATTACATAGAAAAGGAGCTAAAGAAAAGTGAACAAAATAGAAATACCATTTAGGCTACCATCATTGAACCAGTACATAAATGAATGCAGAAAAAATAGATATGCTGGAGCTAATATGAAGAAGAATGTAGAAAAAGATATAGGCTGGTATATAAATTTATTACCTGAATATAAAAATCCAATTAAGATTCATTTCATCTGGGTTGAAGAAAACAAAAGACGAGATTTAGACAATGTATGTTGGGCAAAAAAATTTATATTAGATTCAATGGTAAAAGCAGGAAAGTTAAAAGATGATAATAGAAACTTTGTAAAAGGTTTTAGAGATGATTTTGAATATGGAAAATCAAGTAAAGTTATTATAGAAATAGAAGAAATTAAATGAAAGGAACATAAGAGATGATAGAAGTAAACGAATATGTAAGAACAAAAAATGGAATTATTGATATAGGTTCTGAAGTTTTATTTGAAAGAGATATACAAACAATACTAACAAAAGAACAGTTTGAGGCTAATTGCTATAAAGTAGGAGGAGAATAGATATGTTAAAAGAAGTAATAGAAAAAACGATAAATAGTCATTATGACATTGCTTCTTTAAAAACAGGAATAAGTGAAATTATATTAAAAGAATTTATAAAAGGTAATGCAAAAATAACTTTAAATGATACAGAAAAAATATTAAATGCTTTAAATATAAAAATAGATGATAAACAAAGTCAAAAAATTGAAACAGCATTAGTTAAAAGAGAAGAAGAAAAAAAGGATAAGTTTAAATTTTATGCAGTATATTGGTTAGAAAAGAAGAAATTTGAAGTTAAAAATTCGACATATTGTAATTATGCTAATCTATTAAAAAATAATATTATTCCTATTTTGGGAGAAGTAAGATTTTACGAATTAAGTGGAGAAATATTACAGTTTTTTGTGTATAAAGCACAAGGAGAAAATCAATTATCTATAAAAACAACGAAAGATTGCTTAGGAGTTATAAAACAAATAATCGCAGATGGACAAGAACAAGGAATAATACCACAATTTACATATCCAAAAAGAAAGATAAAATATAAAAAGCAAGAATTAATTGGAAGTGAAAAGAAAACATATACCGAAGAAGAATACAAAAAAATAATAAATGCAATTTTACAACAAATTGATAATAAAAAAGCAGGAATATTGCTGGGATTATATACTGGAATGAGAATAGGAGAATTATGTGCATTACAATTTGGAGATATTGATTTTGAAAGAAAATGTGTGTATGTAAACAAAACATTACAGAGAACATACGACCCTACAAAAGATATAAACCCATCTGAAATAAGAATAACATCTACAAAAACAGAAAGCAGTAATAGAGAAATACCACTTACTGAAGAAATGATTAAAATATTAAGAGGACTATATAAAGACAATAAAAATGAGTATGTATTGACAGGAACAGCAAAGTGGACGGAACCAAGGACTTTTAGAAGAACATATCAAACATTTATGAAAAAAATCGGAATAGAACCTCTTAAATTTCATAGCTTAAGACATACATTTGCAAGCATAAATATTGAAAATGGTTCTGACATAAAAACTATTAGTGAAATACTAGGACATTCTGACATTGATGTAACATTAAAAGTATATACACACACTTCTCAAAAAGCAAAAAGAAAGGCAATTGAGAAATTTGATAGTATATTTACTAAAAACAAAGATAAAAAAGAGTATAAAACATCATATAAAGGTAGAATATGTTGTATTAGTAAAAATACTGGTAGATTGGATTATATTGGAACAATAAAGGAAGTTGCAGACTTCTTAAGTTTAAGCACAACAACAGTATGCAAATATATTAACGAAGGAATAGAACATAAATCATATAGAATTATACCTGAAATAGATGGAATTACACATAAAAATGGAATATATATGGGAGGATAAAGTGGAAGTTACAGAAGCAGTAAAAGAATTAGATAATATATTTTTAAAATATAAAATAAAAGATGAAAAAAACATATTGGGTTTTAGAAACAATTTTATAGAATATGTAAGAACTTTAAACGAAAAAAACTTAAAAGAAGAATATGAAAAGAGGGGATTTTTATATGATTTTATTGAATTACAAAAGCAAATTGGCATTGAACGAGATTTGTTGAGTGAATATACAATGATGGTTGCAGTTAATTCTAAAAATTTAAAACAATGTTTTACACCATTTGAAGCAACTAAAATTATGTCAAAACTAACTGCAAAAATAGAGAATAATACTTTTTATGATTGTGCTGCTGGAACAGGACAAACATTAATTGAAGCATATTGTGATTGGTGTAAATTACAAAAACATTATGATGATACATTATTTCATTTAGTGGTTGCGGATGATTTAGATACATATAATGTTCATTGTTTAATATTTAATTTTGCTACAAGAGGAATGAATGCACAAGTATATCATAGAGATACTTTAACTCAGGAAGTTTACGAAGTATATATATGTTTACATGATAAATTTGGTTTTAGTAAGATAAAAAATATTAAAGCAGATAGCAAGGAATTTGAAGAAAATTTTGACAGCAGAACAGGATATTTAAAATAAATTATGTAAAGGAGTAAATAATATATGTTATTTTGTGAAAAGGAAGATTGTAAATTTAGAAGTAAAATAAAGTGTAAAAACTTTACAATAGGTGGCAAACCAGCTTATAAATGTAAAGCTAAGCATACTCTTATTAGTTTTTATGCTGATGGTTCTAGTGATACATTTATACCTACTGATAATACTTGTACTTGTTTAACATATCGTAAGAGAGAGGAGTAAATAAGATATGAAAATAAGAGAATTAAAAATAACACGCAAGATAGCTGATAAACATAAAAAGACAATGAATGCTTTGTATATTATTACTTACATATTATTATTTCCATTTGTAATATTAGATTATTTGTCAGATTTTTTAGAATGGCTATGCAATAAAATGTCATGGTTTAGAACTGATATTGTATATACAACATTTAAAATTATATACAAGAAAGAAATTATAGCAGATATGCAAAAGAGAGGTGTTTTAAGTGAAAGAAAATAGTAGAGAAGAAGATATAAAAATATTAGAAGAAATGATTGAAAATGCAAATATTGAAAATATGGATATGAATAACTGTTTTGGTGGAGAACATATTGAAGCTATAGAACATATTTTATCAGATTATAAAAGAGTATTAAAAGAGAACGAAGAATTAAAAAAATTCCATATACAAGATAATAAACATTTGGATTTTATAATGCAGCATAGTATTCCAGTTCAAAAAATAAAAGACAAGATAGAAGAATTAGAAGAAGAACTAGAAATAATGAAAGTAGACAATATGTATGGTAGATATAAAGAATATGGTGGAAAAACAAAATGGGAAAGGTTATTTGCAACAAAATATGGGATGCATGATGCCTTACAAGAACTACTAGAAGGGAGAAAATAAAATGAACGGAAATGATAATGGATTCATAAAAAATAGAAATAAAGAAAAACAAAGACAAAATAATGTGAGAGAATATCAAAGAAAGTTCTTAAATAAAAAAATGAAAAGAGGATAAATAATAAGAAAGTAGAGGAATTAGGATGGATGAAATAATAAAAGAAATTTTATATTATACGGTATTAATATTTGGCTCAACAACATTAATATGTTTAATAATTACAGGAATGATAAAAAGCATATTTATATTACTAGACCATTTAAAAATGACTAACACATTAAGAAAAGCAATAAAGTTATATATAAAAACAAATAGACAAACCACAAAAATAGTGAAGGCAGATGCAGGTATAGCATTTAAAAGCAAGGAGGACTAACATATGACAAAAGAACAAGCAATAGAAAGACTAAAAAAGATGATACAAATAAATAATGGCGTCATTAAAGAAGCAAGAAAAAATGGGGACATATTTGCAATGCAATTAACAGCAGATTTAGATACAGATAGCATAGCAATAGAAAAAGTTTTGACTATGCTAAAAGAAAAAGACAAAACAATTTCAAGTAAAGACAAAATAATAGATTTAATGGCTAATCATATAGCAACTAGTGATAGTGACTTATGTGAATATTTAGACATAACAACCAAATGCAAATATTATGCAGGAGAAAATGGAAAAACTTGTGATAACTGTATAAAACAATATTTTGAAAATAAAGTAAAAGAAAGAAGGTAAAGAAATATGAAAATAAAACAAATAGATGAAGATGAAATAATTTTCGACAATAATTATAAACTTAAGTGCTATCATGAACAAGACTGTTGTGAGAGAGTATATGCAGACTTTGAAATGTTAAAAAATTACAATGTATCAGTAAAAACAGGAAAAAATATTAAAATAAAAGAAATAGAATTTGTTGAAACTTTAGAATTGTTAATAGATGGAGTTCCAGGAGCAGGATTCAATATTATATCAATAATAGGAGAAAAGTTTTTTATTCCGTGCCACAATGAACAAAATGGCTATTATTCAAGCAATTTAGAACTTATATTAAATAAAGGCAAAACACAAGAAATTATGGATATATCAGAATTTGTTAAAGATGATATTTATTAAAATCTAAAGAGTTTCTAAAGAGAATCTAAAGAGATATAGTTTAAAAATATGAGTATATAAAAGAAAGAAGGTAAAAAACTATGAAATCTGAAAAAGGTATAATAGAAATATTTGTAATTGGAATTGTTATAATTTTATTTATAATACTATTTACAGCAATAGGAATAATGATAAAAGAAGAAAAAGATTATGGAGTAAAAGAAGGACAAGTTGTTGATAAAGATTATCGTTCAGCGTACACAACAATGATGAGTTGTGGAAAATCACTAATACCACAATATCATCCAGAAAGTTATAGAATACAGATTCAAAAAGAAATCGACGGAAAAATAAAGTCAATATGGGTAACCGTTGACAGAGATACATATCATAAAATAAATTTAGGAGATTATTATAACGGAGCGGAGTGATACAAATGACTAAGACAATAAAAAATCTATTAAAAGCAAAAGAATTAATAGAGAAAAAGCTAGATTTAAACAATAATTTACTTGAAACAATAAAAGTGTTGAGACAAGATGAAAACAGTCTAAAAGAAGAAAATGAAGCTTATGAGATAGCATTAAAACTAATTAAGAAAAAGATAAAAGAAGAATATAATAAATAAGGAGGGGCACTAATGACACGAGAAGACTTAATAGTATTATTAAAAGAATATAAAGAAAATAAAGCAAGATTAAATATTAAACTTAAAGAATTAAAGAACTCAAGAATAAAATTAAAATATGTCGATTCTGACACGAATATGACATCTTCATACGGAAATAATCAAGATATACATAGTAAAAATCAAATAAGTGATAAAGTATCAAGAAAAGTAGAAGAAAATGATACAAAAAGAATTGAACTAGAAAACAAAATAGAAGAATTAGAAGAAGAAGTCAGAAAACTAAGAGAAAAAGTAGACACAGTAGAAGACAGACTTGAAGGTCTAAAGTTTAAAGAAAGAGAAATATTAACAGCGTATTATGTAGAGGGAATGACTGCAGAAGATATAGGAAATAGATTATATTTCCAATTATTTAGTCAAACAAGAAGTGGAAGGCATATACAAAGAATAATAGAAAAAGCAACAGAAAAAATGGTAAAACTGTAAATGTCGTAAAAATGTCGTAAATATATCGTAGTATTATACAAATATATATAGTATAATAACAATAGTAAAAAAGCCGAAAGGCAAATCCAAGGAAACCACTTTTTAAGAATAGATGTTTTAAATGTCTATTCTTTTTAAATTTGTAAATTTAACTTAAAATGGTATAATTGTAATAAAATTGTAATAAAAATGTAATAAAACTGCAAACTAAAGACTTGACAGGCTTTCAAAATTCTAGTATAATATCAGTGACACAAAAAAGTGTCAAGGTTAATAAAAATAATAGAAAACATATTCAAGTATCTATTATCATTTATTATACCTCCTTTCATATGAAAGATGATACGTAATAAAAAAAAGAAGATAAAAAAGACTAGAGTTGCAGCTCTAGTCTTTTGCTTTAGTCGAACAATTTAACGATTAAATATACTACGATTAAAGCGATGATACGTAATAAATTTTTCATATGTCCTCCTTTCCGAAGATATAAAAAAGAAAGAATATGTAGAAGACAAAAATATTATACTATGGGTTAGAAAAATAATCAACAATAAAATAAAAAATATGCAAAAAATGTCGAGAGTTTATCAAACAAGATAGGCTCTTTTATTATGCTATTAATATGCTAGGTAATTAATATATATTTTTAAATTGTTCATTGGAAAGCACCTTTTATTTTTTTATATAAACTATTGCAGGACTTTCCTAGCGAGTTCTAAATATATTGCGTCTTAGTTCAAATGGTAGAACACAGCACTTTGAATGCTGAAGTTTCAAGTTCGAGTCTTGAAGATGCATCCAAATATATGACACAGTGGCAGAGATGGCTTAATGCACTTGTCTACTAAACAAGAGTACTAAATAGTACCGTAGGTTCGAATCCTACCTGTGTCGCCAAGAAAGCGGTGCAGATTTCTTCGGAACTGCAGGAGATGAAAACCCTCCAAATTTAATAGTACGAAGTATGTAAACATATATAGCAGAATGGCAAATAATAGCCGTTTAGTTCTAGAGTGCAATTATATATAACTTGCATATTTCGTAGTGTTTATAAAAGAAAAGAGGAAAAGATATGGAAATAAAAGTAAAAGACTTAAAAGATTTATCATTAAAAGAATTAAGTTGTATGAAAGTAAAAGATTTTAAATCAAAGGAATCAGCAGTTGATAGAACAACTACTGATTGTAATAAAACTATTTCTTAGGAGTTATATCATAGTTTTGAGTAAGCCAAAAATAAAATAAAAGGAGATGTACATATGACTAATCAAGAAAGAATAGAAAAGTATAAAAAAGAGCATTGTTCAAAATGTAAAAACAAAGACAAGTTTGATTGTGAAATAAGAATATTCAAAAACAATAATACTATATGTACAAAGTGTGTATATTATGAGCGACAAAATTAACTATGCAAATTGTATGAAAAGAAAATGTGAACAATGCAGATACTATGATTATTGTTTTAGATATAGACCGAAAAAGGAGAATAAGAATGAAATTCAAAATAAACAACAGAGAATGGAAAATAATAGAAGCATCACAACAAGCAATAAAAAATAAGCAAAATATAAGAAGAGCAAATGAAGAAGAAAATTTAAAATCAATAGATACAAGATATTATGGAATCACATATTGTGATGAACAAAAAATATACATAGATGAAGATTTGCCAAAAGATAGAAAGAAAGCAACATTAATTCATGAATTAGCACATTGCTATATAGACAATTATATAACACATTGTGATAAACAATACACAGAAGAAGATGTTGCAGACATAGTAGCAAATTCTTATGACATTATACATGAAATAGTAGAACAATATGAACGAAATAATGGTGTAAATATAGAACAAAGAATAGATTCTATTTTATTAGATGGAAAACCAATTTTATATTGTGAGAGGCAAAAATGAACATAAATAAAAATATAAATAAGCTATTATATGCCTTATCTATAAAAGGACAAATATATAAAATAAATACTTTCCAATTTTATAGTGAAAAGAATTGTAAGTATTGTACTAAATATCAAATACTAAAAAAAGAACAAGTAGAAATATATAACAAAGAAACAGATGAGTTTGAATTACAAGATAGATACAAACAGAAAGAAGAATGTTATAGTAAAGTAGATGTAATGAAATATCTAATAGATGAACATAGAAAAGGAAGTGAGGCAGATGGAATATGAAAATATAGAAGAGGAATATAATGCATTAACAGAAATGCAAAAGAGATTTATTGATTATTATATAGAAACTGCAAATGCAACAGAAGCTTGTAAAAAAGCTGGATATAAGGGAAAAAATCTTAATAGAATAGGTTCGCAAAACTTGTCAAAACTAGACAAATTTATAAAGATAAAACTTCAAGAAAAAGAAGACCAAAGAATTGCCTCACAGGATGAAGTATTACAGTACTTAACAAAAGTAATGCGAGGAGAAGAAAAAGACCAATTTGGATTAGATGCTTCATTACAAGATAGAACAAAATGTGCAGAACTACTTGGAAAAAGATATGGTACATTTAAAGAAAAGGTTGAAGTGGCTGGAAATATACCAGTGGTGATAACAGATGATATTACAGAATAAAATAATAAATAAAAATACACAGAAACAAGTAAATAACATATCATTACAAAGTATAGTTGGAAAAGGTTATGCAGAGTATTGGCATTGCAAATGTAGATATAGAGTATGCAAAGGTTCAAGAGCAAGTAAAAAATCAAAGACAACAGCATTATGGATAATAAGTAACATGATGAAATACAAAGAGGCTAATACACTTGTAATTAGAAAGACATTTAGAACATTAAAAGATAGTTGTTTTACAGAATTAAAATGGGCAATACATAGATTACAAGTAGATAGTTTTTGGGAGATAAAAGAAAGTCCATTAGAAATGACATACAAACCTACAGGACAGAAAATATATTTCAGAGGATTAGACGACCCATTAAAAGTAACATCAATATCAGTAGATATTGGTGTTTTATGTTGGTTATGGATAGAAGAAGCATACGAAATAACAAAAGAATCTGATTTTGATGTAATAGATGAAAGTATAAGACGGAGAAGTACCAGAGGGATTATTTAAGCAAATAACAATAACGCTAAATCCTTGGAATGAACATCATTGGATTAAGAAAAGATTTTTCGATACTCAAGATGCTGATGTATTAGCAATGACAACAAACTATATGTGTAATGAGTGGCTAGATGAAGCAGATAAAAAAGTATTTGAAAGAATGAAGAAAAATAATCCTAGAAGATATCAAGTTGCAGGATTAGGTAACTGGGGTATAGTTGATGGATTAGTATATGAAAATTGGAAAGAAGAAAAATTTGAATTAAATACAATAAGAAACTTAGATAGTGCTTTTGGGTTAGACTTTGGTTATACAAACGACCCGACAGCACTATTTTGTGGTGCAATAGATTTAAAAAACAAAAAGATTTATGTATATGATGAAATATATCAAAAAGGAATGAGTAACAAAGCGATATATAACCAAATAAATCAAATGGGCTATTCAAAAGAAAAGATAACGGCAGATAGTGCAGAACCAAAGTCAATAGATGAATTAAGAGGATTAGGACTAAGACATATTACAGGTGCATTAAAAGGAAAAGACAGTATAAACAATGGTATTCAATTTATACAAGACTTTGAAATAATAATACATCCTAGATGTGTGAATTTTATAACAGAGATAAGTAATTATACTTGGGATGAAGATAAATTTGGGAACAAAATTAATAGACCAATTGATGATTTTAATCATCTGATGGATGCAATGAGATATGCAATAGAGAAATACATAAATCAAAAGAAATTACAATTTGGTTATATAAAACCAATATAGGAGGAAAAAAATGATACAATGGAATCCAAAAACATTAGAAAATGAAAATAGCGTAACACAAATATTAATGTTAGCAGATAAAGAATGGAATGCAAGAAAACTATTATATGAAAGAATAAGAAGAAAGACAGATAATTCTGAGCTAGTAAGTATAAATGATGAAAAAATAAAAGTAGCATTTGAAAATTATATAAATTCAATGGTAACAGGATATTTTGCAGGAAAAGCACCAGTATATGATGTTGAAAAAATATCAGACCCAACAAAATTAAATATAATCAAAAAATTGCTTAATAAAGTCTTTAATACAGATGCAAACAAGGATGAAGAATTAAAAGTATTAATAGATTATATAAGTAAATACAACGATGATGGAACAGAATATTTTGATTTAGCATTTGATTATTTTGGAATGAGAGGATGCTATGAAGTATTATACGAGAATGAAGATAATGAAATAGTATATACTAAACAAAGTGCATTAAATACAATAGGAATATTTGATTATTCAACACCAGTAAAACAAATAGGACAATTAAGAAAATGGACTGAAAGAGATAAAAATGGGGCAGACATAACAATAGTAGAATTAACAACAATAAATGGCAAAAGATACTATTCACCAACACCAAATGATTATGCAAAATTACAAGAAGATAAACAAAAATTTGAAAAAAGTAAATGGAATATGCTTCCTTGCATAGCAATAGAAAATGAAATGGGATTATCAAGCTTTGAATTGGTAGTCTCTTTAATTTGTGCTTATGAAAGAGTAGTACAAAATAGTAGAAATACATTTCAATATAATGATGATGCAAAATTAAAGATAACAGGTTTTACACCACAAAATGATTTAATGACCACAAAATTAGATGACAAAGGCGAACCAGAATTAGATGAGAATGGACAACCCAAACAAGTGGTTAATAAAGCAAGAGAAGAAGAAGACAAAGCACTATTGAAAATGCAAGTATTTTATACACCAGATAATTCAGGTGACATAGCATGGGTTGAAAAATCAGTACAAGATACAGCACTAGAAAATCATAAAAAGACATTAATAGACTTAATAGCGATGATAAGTGGAGTGCCAAACATAACAGACTTAGGATTTACAAATGCAGATAATGCAAGTGCATTAGATAGAAAATTCTTTGCGTTAGAACAAATGATAACAGATGCAGACAAACATTTTAAACAAGCAATATTGAGAAGATGGGAAACAATAATAGATCGAATAAATAAAAGAAAACACAAATCTTATGATTTTAGGAGTATAAAAATAGATTTACAAAGAAATCTACCCACAGATAAGGATACAGAAACCACAAGAGCATTAAAATTAAGGGGACTATTAAGTGATGCATCAGTTATTGATATGCTACCTGACGACTTAGATAGTAATTCAGAACTAGAAAAAATAGATAAACAAAATGAAGAAAACATTCAAAAAAATTTACAACAAATGCAAATAATGGGACAAACAGGTGTAGGGCAAAATAAGAATGAAAATAAACAAGATAACAAAATAACAGATTTGACAGAACAACAGAAAGTACAGAAATTAATGGCAAACAATAAGAAAAAGCAAATAAAAGTAGTTAATAAGCAAATCAATAAAGAATAGAGGTGTTATAAATGCAAGGAATATTTATAATTCTTTTTTTTATTATCTTAGGTTTTTTTGGTGAAATGGGAAAAGATTTGTATCATTGGTTTTGGAAAGGTGATAGATAAATGAATATATGGAATTATCACGATAAAAAAATGCAAGAATTAAAACAACTATATAATAAAATATCAAAACAAACACAGAACAGACTTCAGGAAATCTCTGATACATTTAACTTTACATCAGAAAATATATATGATATAGCAGACAATAAGACTAAAAAAAGAATAAATACATATATAGAACAGTGGAAAGAACAAGGACTATTAAAAAATAATAACTATTTTACTGCATTAGCAAACAATATTTATAAAAGAACAAGAGTAAAGAATAGTGAAATATTAGAATTGCTTATTTATAGTGCATATATAGAAGAACAAAGCAAATTAGAAGAACAAGAAAAACAAATAATGTATGAAGATGCCAACTACTACTATGAACAAGGTCAACAAGAAGTCAATAAAAAGAAAAAGTCATCAGTAATTCCGATGGCTTTATTTCTTGCATTATTGGACCAACCCAATTATAGTGGTTTTAACTGGAAACAGTATATAGAAGCAACGATACAATATAACGCACAACAAATATATAAACAAGCAATTTTAAATATGCAACAACAAAAAGGTCTAGAAATCGATTCTAGTGAGCTTCAGATAATAATAAATAGACAAAATAATCAAAAACTTAATATAAATAATGGCAAAATATCAGGTGCAGCAGATTTACAAATGATTGGCTTAAATAATCTAGCAAAAGTAGAAGGAATAAAAGAAGTAACGGAAGATAATTCAAAAGTTAGATTTATTGCAGTAGAAGATGATAAAACAACTTTAATGTGTGATAGTTTAAATAATCAAGAGTTTTATATTAACAAAGAAAATGTATTCGATAGATATTATGGTGAGACACAAAAAGAATTGACAGTACAAAGAATTAGATGCAATGGATTAGTACTAGGCTTAGATCTCCCGCCAATACAACATCATTTTCACTATTGTAGAAGTACAATTGTGTATAATTCTAATAATGAGCATATTGAGTTAGAAACAGAAAAACAATTCAATATATTTGATACAAAATTTGAAAAAGATATAAAAGAAAAATACAATATTAAAAAAATGAATACAAGGCATATAGATAAAGAAGTTTTAAAAGAATTATTAAACAATATGAGTAGAGTATATAATGATTTTCCAAATATAAGAGGAAAGATTAAAGAAATAAAAGAAATAGACCATCCAAATGGTGGACTAGCAGTAGAATTACAAAAAGATGGAACATATGTAATGTATATAAATAAAAATAAATTTTATAATGGTAAAGTTCCAAAACAATTATATGAAATGGATGTTAAGAAGCATTTTCATCCTAATAACACAACTTATAAAGATATGTCAATACATGAAATAGGACATATAGCAGTAACAGAAATAATAAAAAAATTAAATCATAACAATAATAATGCAATAGTTTTTGATAGCGAAAATAATATAACAGTAAATAAAATATTAAATAAAGCCTTGAATAAAATAGGTGTAAATGATATAAAAGAAAAAGATTTGCTAATAAGGAATATTTCAGGATATGCATATAAAGAAAGAGGACAGGAAATTATTGCTGAAGCATTTGCAGATTATTATGCTAATAAACAAAATGCTTCATTATTAAGCAAAAACATAATAGAAGTTATGAAAGGAATGATTTAATATGATGCCTATGGAACACCCTTGGACAGATTGGCAAATAGATACATTAGGAGAAGAAAATCCTTGGAAATGGAAAGAAAATACACCAAAAGAAATAATAAAGCAATATGAAGAATGGAAAAAATATCATAATAAAATGATAAAAGGTAAATTTTAGCACTTACTCTAGGAGTAGGTGCTTTTATTATGGAAAGAAGGTTAAAAAATGATACAAGAAAAAAAGCCAATAAAAGTAATGGAAAAATATATTATAGAAGAAGGTGACACGTTAGAAATAAAAAGCGACGGTGGAATAACTAATATATTAATAAATGAAAATAAAATAGAATTTGTAACCGAAGTGAAATTTACACAGAAAGTAAGTGAAAAACCTGTAATAGAGATAGAAAGATTTTTCATTTCCAAGGATAAGGAGGAAAAATAATATGTATATAAATCCATTTTGGTGTGGAGTAATAGCCACAATATTAACAGAATTAGCAGGAATAATAGGCTATGCAATATATCTTAATATTAAAGAAAAAAATAAATAAGTTATTAACATTTTAAAATTATATATGTATATAGTGGCGGAATAGACACCGACAAGGTGGAAAATAGTAGACGCTAGGTTGAAAATACATCAACTTTCTGCAGGAAGTATGTAGCCGAGAAGAGAAACTTTCATGTTAGGTGCAAATCCTAACCTATATATCAATTTAAAGAGCTAAGTCGACAGGCTCTTATTTTTATGCCTTTTTACTGCTTGTAGGCATCAAAGAACAACAGAATTTTTAATGTAACAATTTGGGCAAAAGAACAAATTGGGATAGGAGAAAATATATGGAAGACGAAAACCAAAACGTAAATAACACAAATATTGATGTAAACGGGGCAAATAATGCAACGGATAATAATCAAAATAATCAAACACAGACTTTTGATGATGTTTTATCTAACAAAGAATATCAAGCGGAATTTGATAGAAGAGTTCAAAAAGCAATACAAACACACGAAACAAAATTAAAAGAGCAATGGAAATTAGAACAAGACACACAAAAGTCAGAAGCAGAAAAATTAGCTCAAATGAACGAAACTCAAAAACTTCAATATCAATTGAAGAAACAAGAGGAAGCAAACAAAGAAATTCAAAGAAAGTTAAATGCTAGGGATTTAAAAGATGAAGCACTAAAAATAGCAACAACACAAGATACAGCATTTGACCCAGAATTTTTAAATCTTTTTGATTATGAAAATATGACAGCAGAGCAATTACAAGACAAAACAAAACTTATAAAAGCAATTCAAGACAGAATTGTTGAGAAAGCAGTAAATGAGTGGTCAAAAGAAAAACCACCATACAATCCAGACCCATCTGGTAATAAGTCAAGTGCTGATGAAGCAATAAGAAAGGCAATGGGATTAATTAAATAGGAGGATTAAAAAATGAATAATATTGAAATATCAACAATATACTTACCAAAATTAGATGAGGTGTATAAAAACGAAGCAAAAACATCTATATTAGATGGAGATGAAACAACAGTACAAAAAGGATTAAATGGAGAAATCAAAGTTGCTAAACTAGATATGGACGGTTTAGGAGATTTTTCAAGAAATGATGGATATACAAAGGGGTCAACAACTTTCAAATGGGAAACAGTAAAATATGATAAAGAAAGAAGTCAAGATTTAAGAATTGATAGATTAGACAATCAAGAAGCATTAGGATTACCTTTTGCAAAATTATCTGGAGAATTTGTAAGAACAAAAGTTGTTCCAGAAACTGATGCAGCAAGAATAGCAAAAATAGCAGGAGTAGATGGAATATCAAGAAAGAAAGAAACAATTTCCGATGGTGCAGGAGTTGTAAGTGCATTAAGAGCATGTACAAATAAAATGGATGAAGATGAAGTTTCAACAGAAAATAGAATTTTATTTATAACACCAACATTAAAAGGAATGATTGATGACTTAGATACAACTAAATCAAAAAAAGTTTTAGAAAGATTTTCAACAGTAATTGAAGTTCCACAAACAAGAATGTATACAGCAGTAACATTAAATAGTGGAAAAGAAAACTATGGATATCAAAAAGCCAAAGACACATATATTAAGTCAAAAGATACAGCTGTAGTATCAGGAAAGACATATTACACAGAAAGTTCTGGAACTTATTCAAAAGTAACTTCACCAACAGGAAATCCATCAACATCAGACTACTATGAATTAATAGAAGGTGGAAAAGAAATTAACTTCTTATGTGTTGAAAAATCTGCAGTTGTTACAGCTATGGACCAATTTATTAAATACTTCACACCAGATGAAGACCAAAATGGAGATAGCAATGTATTCAAATACAGAAACAATAACTTATATGGACACGTATATGAGAATAAATTAGCAGGTGTATACTGTTCATACGAAGGATAGGAGGTAGTGAAATGTCAACATTTATAGGGTTAAAAGTAAACAAAGTAGAAAAAGAGGCTAAAACAAAAGTCGAAAAAAAAGAAACAAAAGAGGCTAAAACAAAAGTCGAAAAAGAATAGTTAAGGAGGCAATAGAAAATGGACAATAATATAGATAAAATAATAGCTGATTTAGGAGCTAATTATAAAGATGACAAAAATGTATTAAAAGAAATATTAGAGGAAGTAAATTCTATTGCCTCTGATATTTCTAACAGACAAAAAGATGATGAAAAATTATTTCCATACATAAAAAAAGCTGTAAAAGCGCTCTATCTTTCAAGGGGAGCAGAAGGCTTAACAAGTCGTAATGAAGGTTCTATTTCAACATCATTTGAAGACGTTATAGATAAATTAAGAAATGATATTATTAAATCTGGATTAAGGAGGATTAGATAGTGTTATTACGAGATTTAACAAAAGTATATATATCCGAATATGAAGAAATAGAAGACCACGGAGAATCAGATAAGGTATGGAAATATAAAGGACAGGCTTGGCTAAATATACAACAAGATGTCAACGAGTTAGATAGAAAGTCTACTGGTGAAGTTGATTATAGTACATATAAAGGTCGTACGACAAGAGATTATGATGTACAAAAAGGCAATGGAATATCATTTGAAGATGTCTCAAAATTAAAGGAGTTTATTCCAGAATATAAGGTGTTAGATAAAAACCAAATAGGAAACACTTATGTATATAGAATGGAGAAAATACAATGATAAATTTTAATTGCAATATAAAAGTAAAGCATAATTTCAAAAATATAAATGCTATAATGCAGAAACTACCACAAACTGCAAAAATCATAACAGAAGATGTATTAAAAAACATTAGAGGTTATGCTATAAGATTGGAAAAAGGAAATAATGAAGAAGGCATATTAGTTGAAATGGTTGATATGTCTACAAAAGAAGTGAAAGGCCGTGTATATACAGATAAAGATAAATTTCCTTGGGCTATGTTTGAACATTTTGGTACAGGAGATTTTCGTGAATTGTCTCCAGTAGGAACAACAAAGCATTTCTTGGAAACTGGTGGTAGCCAATGGTTTATACCTGTTTCAAAAGCAGAAAAGGAATTACATTATCCTATTGTAGAAATACAAGGAATACAGTTCTATATAGCTCATCGGAGTTCGTGCTAACCACTTCATGAGCGATGGAGCATTTGAAAGTAGAAATGAAAACGAAGAAATAGCAAAGAAAAAACTAAATGAATTTTTAAAGGAGTGTTGTAAATAATGAAAGATTTAAGTGTATTAGAGTTTAGTGATTTAACAAATGAAAAATTAGAATCATTAAAATATAAACAAATATTAACAAATCCAACTACAACAAGTAAATTTCCTTGTTTGGAATTACATACACCTTTAAAGTCAGTAAATAAAACTGAAAATGCATTTCCAATACTTTCTACATTTCAAATATCTATAACTTGTTGGAATAAAAAACAACGCCAAGCAATGAAAATGGCAGATGAAGTTGATAAAAAACTTCAAAAACTTAATTTTACAAGGACAAATACCAGTCCTGCAGTATATGATCAAATACTGCAAAAATACGGTATAACAATAACATTTGAGGTTCGTTATAATTCAATAACGACCTCTTTTAATTTAAAATAATAAGGAGGAATTAGAGATGGGAGTAGAAACACCAAAAGTAACAACACCACAAGCAACAACACCACAAGTTGCAATGAAAGCAGAAGTATCATATGCAACAAGCTTGACAGGAGATAAAACAAAAATAGGTTATGTTCAAAAAGTTGGACAATTAAAAACTTTAAAAGAAGGACAAACATATAGTGCATTAGATTTAGATGAAGAAAGAATGGCAAAAGGCAAAAGAAAAGCAGAAGCTGTTGATATAGAAATGATGTTTATACAAGAAACACATAAAGCAATGATGGCAATAGCAGATGCAGATACTGAAATATATTTATTCTTAAAATATCCAGATACAACAGCATCAGTTGCATCAAAGCCACTTGTTCAAACAGTAAAATGTACTATAGATATAGCAGGACAAGAAATGAGTGATGGAGATTTCATCAAGGATACAATGAGAGTATTTAAAAATTCAACAGTAGTAGAAACAGATGGTTATCCAGTTGAAGGAGATTCAACAAAATTTTAATTTAAGAGAAGGCACAAGCCTTCTCTCTTTTGCAAAGGAGAGAAAATAAAATGATTATAGAAACAAAAAATAAAACAATTAATTTAGTACTAAAAACAAGAAAAATAGTAGACATAGCTAATCTACTAAAAAATAAAAATTTTGAAGAAGTATTTATAAAAGCATATTCTATATTAGATATAGAAGCGTTGTCAAAAATAATATTTAAATTAGCAGAAAATGAAAATGGTGAAAGTGTATTCACATCATCAACCGAAGTATATGACTTTATGGATGATTGTAGAGAAGAAGGTATAACTATAAATGAATTATATGCGAAGATAGCAGAGGCATTGAACGAAGAGGGTTTTTTCAAAAAGAAAATGAGCAAGAAAGAACTAAAGGAAATGACATCAAATCCATTATTAACAATGAATACAGACAAATTATTGGAAAAAGCAGTAGAAAATGCAGCCAACAGAGTAGTGGAAAAAGAAATAATGGCTCAAATCTAAAAGGTTTAAATGATATCATTGAAAATATAAGAAAAACTAACAATTTAATAGAATTAATATATTCTATAGAACCATTGGCATATTATTTTGATATGAAACCACATGAATTTTGGAATAGCAGATATTTATACGGATGCAAAAGTTTTAAAAAGTGCGTCAGAAGCAGCAGGAGAAGTACTTGACAAAGACCCGGAACTTGAACTTGAAGAAAACAGATATCTGGCAGAAAAAGTGTCGGAATATACAGTTAAGTGCCTTGAAAAGCTCAACATCTGAATATTGATGAAAAGAGGAGATTGTTTTATGAGAGATA